GCCTATTTGAACCAAAGGAAAATCTACCTGAAGACCAATGTTTACCTCAAACCGGAATGCTGGAGCCGTGAGGGGGCACAAGTCATTAACCACCCCCAATCTAACGAACTCAACGCAATGCTCTATGAATACATCCTGTATCTGCAAGGCATAGAGTTGGGGTATTGGAAGCGCGGAATACCTGCCACACTCTCACTACTGAAGGATGCTGTCAAGAAGAAAAGTGCCGTGAATGTCAGCTTCTCCACTTTCGCCAAATCAGCCATTGACAATTCGGACAAGAAACAGTCCACCAAGGACAACCTGCACTCTACACTGGCGGTCCTGCATGATTTCCGTTCCGGATTGGACTTCAAGGATATTACCTATACATTCCTTCGTGATTTTGAGCAATATTTAAGGGAAAAGGGCAATGCGGTCAATACGATAGCCAAGCACATGAGACAGCTCCGTACCTTGGTCAATGAGGCAATCAACCAGGGATATATGCACGCGGACGCTTATCCGTTCAGAAAGTACAAAATCAAACAGGAGAAAGGCAGACATGAGTTTCTTACCCCGGACGAGCTGAAGAAACTGGAAACGGTCGAGGTGGAAGAGGAATCCATGCGCCATGTGCTCGATGCCTTCCTGTTCTGCTGTTATACCGGATTGCGCTATTCTGACTTCCGCCAGCTCACACCTGAGAATTTCATTAGGATAAACGGCAAGCGGTGGCTGTACTTCAAATCTGTCAAGACAGGAGTGGATATCCGTCTGCCGTTACATCTGCTGTTTGAAAGCAAGGCATTGGGCATTCTTGACCGTTATCCGGATATCGGAAGTTTTGCATCCCTACCCTGTAACTCGGAAGTGAATAAGCAGCTTCGAAAGCTGGCCGGGTTGTGTGGTATCAAAAAACGGATAACCTACCATGTGAGCCGTCATACCTGTGCCACCCTGCTGGTTCATCAGGGAGTTGCGATTACAACAGTCCAGAAGCTGCTCGGACATACTTCCGTAAAGACCACACAGATTTATTCGGAGGTACTTTCCAGCACCATTGTGCGTGACTTGAAAAATGTTCAAAGGAAAAGGAAAAAAGTAAAGATGTTTCCTGATAAAGGCTTGAGAACATCTGATTTTATAGACAACCGGTAGATTTCATGAATCCTATTTGTTTTCTATTAATATTGTGACTCTTTAATTTCTTCGGATAATCGAAATATTGCTCCTGATTATTTTTTTCAATATGGATTGAATATGGAATAGTTTTCACTATCTTTGCAGTGTAACCAGGAGCTTGATGGCAATAAATATTGTCATCGGGCTCTTTTTTTATTGTCATATCGTGGCAATGGATTTAAGTAATTCTGCAACAATGACGCAAGTAAATAGACATATCTTTGGAACAATATATTTTATAATCAAGACAAAGTAATGAAAGACGTAATTTACAATTTTATCAACGAGCACATGATGATACACATTGTACTGATAGCCTTGTGTATCGCAGCCACTATCGGCGCAATGTTCGTGGATCTGGTCTCAGGAATAATGAAGGCCAAACAACGCGGGGAGGCAAGAACATCCACGGGGTATAAGAAAACAGCCATCAAGGCGAAGAAGTATTTCACTCCATTTATAGAGTTGTGCTTCATTGATCTGCTATGCTGTGTTGTTATCCCCTTCCCTGTTTTTTCAATGATCTGGACGGGTTACTGCATTTTCTGTGAGTTTAAATCAGTTCGTGAAAAAGCGTGGGAGAAAGAAGAGTTGCGCAAGGCCGAGAAGACAATGAGTGTGATCATCGAGAACAAGGATGATATCGCTAGGATGGTGGCTCAGATACTGTTTGATGAGGAACAGGGGGCAATCGGTAGGAATAATGAAAAACCGGCCTCGCCAGACCGGTAAACTCAGTTCTATTACATGAAAAACACGCTATGTTTTTGTGCAAATATAGCTATATTCTTTTTATGAAAAAACAAAAAGGAGGAAAAGAAATGAAGTTTTTTACGATTGCGGAACTCTGCAAGTCAACGACTGCTGACCGCTTGGGTATCAACAACAAATGCAGACAGGAGCATGTGACTGCTCTGACTGCCTTGGTGGATAACGTACTGGACCCGTTACGCACATGGTGGGGAAAGCCAATAACAGTAAACAGTGGCTATCGCTGTCCGGAGCTTAATGCGGCCGTTAGGGGAAGTAAGACCTCGCAGCACATGAAGGGGGAAGCTGCTGATATTGACACTGGAGACAGACAGCAAAACAAGCTGTTATTTGAATATATCCGCAAGAACCTGCCCTATGATCAATTGATTGACGAGTCTAACTTCGCTTGGGTGCACGTCAGTTATCGGGCTGACGGGGATAACAGGATGCAAGTTCTTAAGTTGTAGACTATGTTGGTTAGAGTTATGAACTGGGTAAGCCGGCATATATTGCTGGCTCCTTTCATGTGTTTGTTCCTGTTGTTCGGATCATGTGGCAGCTCGCATAAGGCTGTCAAGTCCGATGTAGAAGTAATCAGGAAGGATAGTACCAGTGAATCTGTCAACATCGTATACGGATCAAGTACGTCTTTGAGCGAACTCATTACCACTAATGGCAACTACGTGATTAATTTTCGGATTTATGATACAAGAAAACCGCCCGACAGCCTGACCGGGAAACCTCCGTTACTGGCTGATGGTCACGTAGAAGGTGATTTCAGCAAGAATAGAAAGAAGGAAACTGCAACCAATGACAGTACGGAGGTAAAAGCTGACAAGGAAACCACTTCCGATATTCATGAGAAAACCAAGACTGAAGGGGTAAAAGAGAAAAAAGAATCCACGCTCCCTAAACAAATCGGTTTTGCCTGTGTTTGTGTAACCGTTTTGATTGTCGTTATACTGATAGTAAAGCATTGGCGCAACAGACAATCTTCATCATAAGACTTTAAATTTATAAATTGAAATGCCTCGGCTCGTGATGAGTCGGGGCTATTTTTTGTTATCTTTGCCGGAACTAACATTAACTTATGTATTATGGCTGAAAAAAAAGAATCTTATTCCGAAGAGGAATTGAATGAAATGATCGTATGGTTCAACAACCATGCTGATGAACTTCCCAAAGAAATGCAGATTAACAAAGCGGCTTTTACCCCGGATTTGAAACTTACTGTTGAATCCTGTATCATGCAAGCAAAACAAAACTTAGGGAACTATAAGATGGGAGGGCCGTTTCTGATTTTGAAACAAATCAGAGCAAATATTGAAAACAGTAAATGATATTCTTTTATTATTCGGTAAACGAACCAAGCGGCTATATTTTATAGATAACCGCTTGATTTTTGAGTTAGGACTTCATCAGCATGATATCTGCTCTCATTTCCAAAAACTCCTTATATTTCTCCGGATGATCCACATAATCAATCACCCGATTGATGGCTATTTCCGCTTGTTTCTCCCTTACCTTAGCGTAATAGCGTATCACTCCCCTACTCTTGTCCGAATGCCCTAAACAGTAGTCTATCACTCCATCAGGTATCCCTAGTTCTGAAGCTAATTGTGCAAAGGTTTTCCGGGCGGAGTAGTAAACCACACGTTCCTTTATCCCAAGTTCCTTTGCAAGCTTCGCTATTCCCCGTGATATATGACGAGAGAAATTCTTATAAGTGAAATTATAATGAAAATCCAGCTTACCGGTTCTTGGATTCATCCATTTTGCTATAATACAGGCTGCTTTCTCGTGAACAGGCAATATAATGACATTTGCATTGGAAGTCCGCCCCATAATCTTCTTACGGGAGTATTGTATATACCTAGAGTTTCTAAAATCCATATCCATCAAGTCAGTCATATTAATACCTCCGAGATAAAATGAAAGAGAGAACAAATCTCTGGCTACTGACAGATAATTACTGTCAACCTCAGCATTAAGTATCTTGGACAAAGACTCCAGCCTGATACTGACATCGCGTACAGGAGATTGCGGAATAGAATAATCTACAAAAGGATGTACATTATATGAAACCTTTCTCTTTTTTATCGCCCTGTTTATGATTGTCCGCGTATTTCTCATTACTATCCCCAATGTCGCCCGGCTCCAATTCTTTTTTTCAAGATACGCTGCATATTGCTCTATAAGTTCCGGGGTAATATCGACAAGTCGTACATCCCCACGCAGGAACTTCAAGAAATGAGCCTCACTTTCCCTCATCATATTAGCATAGTTGGTTTTACTGTTTTTAAACAGTTCCTCAATATATGCATCACACACAGACTTAAATGATTCCCCCTGTGTATCCACAGATTCCCTTAAGATGAAATCCTTCAACTGTGTACATGAATAGATACCTGGATTATCTATCTTGTCCAATCTTTCCTGATACTTATTGAGAAGATTACGCAATTTTGTATTTATCATTGCGGCATCCGGGCGTTTTACCACCTGTCCGTTCTTGAACTGGGAGAGATTATCTATGATAAACCGAGTGATAATGTAGCAAGTTTCCTGCTTATGGCAAACGGCCACTCTAATTTTATGTCTGCCATCTTTTAAAACTTTTGCTTTGAAAATTGTTAGTTTGAGAGTTGCCATACTGATTAAAATTAAAGGATAAGTTTTGGATAAGTTTTTGTGTCCATTGATGGGCAAAAATTCCTTTTTTTTAATCAATAAAATGAAGATTTTTATAATAAAAAAGGCTTTGAAAACAGCATCAAACCACTGATTATCAAAGCCTTTTTCTTTTGTCGGGGTAGCGGGATTCGAACCCACGACCCCCTGCTCCCAAAGCAGGTGCGCTAACCGGACTGCGCTACACCCCGAATCTTTTTTTATTTTTTCAATCGCTTTATCTCTCAAAAGCGATGCAAAGGTACGGCTTTTTTTTATATATGCAAATATTTAAAGCGATTTTTTCTACTTTTTTTCGCATTATTACTTATCAAATTATAAATCAAAACATTAATCTTAAAACTTTTTTTTATCCGCAACTTAAGTACATGACAAAAATTTGAAAACATCGAATTTTGGGGTATAAGTCGGACGCATAAGTATGGTCGAAATCTCT